CAAATAGCAGGTACATCTATTACAGCAAGTGCTGCAGATATTAATCTTATAGATGGGATTACAAACGGAACAGTAATAGCAAGTAAAGCTATTATAACAGATTCAGACAAAGATATCAGTGGTGGTAGAAATATTACCATTAGTGGCGAACTAGATGCTGCCACACTCGATATATCAGGTAATGCCGACATTGACGGTACACTTGAAGCAGATGCAATAACAGTAAATGGAACAGCATTAGCTACAGTCATTGCTAACGAAGCCACGGCATTAGCCATCGCCTTGGGTTGACATAGGAGAAAGATATGGCAAATACATTTAAGGTTGTAAATTTTGCAGCAGAGCCAAACGCAAGTGGGACTCCGTATGTAATGTATACAGCAGCAAGTAGTACAACAACCGTTATATTAGGGTTGATACTTAGTAACATACATACCTCACAAGTTACAGCAACAGTAAGATTAGTGAGTGACACGGCAAATAGAGCAGTGACCAACAATACAGCAAACGGTACAAGTATTATAATAAAGGATGCACCCATACCTGTGGGTAGTTCATTAGAACTCATGGCAGGAAACAAGGTGGTGCTAGAAACTACTGACCAGATTACGATAGACTGTTCTGTCGCAGATAAACTGTCAGGTACACTAAGCATCATGGAGATAACCTAATGCCTTTAGTAGGTAATCAAGTACAGTCAGGCTTTCATGCTATACCCTCCGTACAGAGGTTTAATGGTGATGGCTCTGACACGACATTTACGCTGTCTCAGACCATCTCTAATGTTCAGGATGTTTTAGTATCTGTAGACGGTGTAGTGCAGGACAGCAACGCTTATACAATCCCTGACGGTACAACACTAACCTTTAGTGCAGCACCTTCCTCAGGAACAGGTAACATCTTTGTAAATTACCTTGGTATAGCTGACAACAGCATTGTGCCACCAGACGCAAACAAGGGTAACTTCAAGCATGGTGGTATGTTCAGAACTAATGCACAGTCACTTGACAGTGATGTAACAATCGCAGCTACAGAGAACGCAAATGTTACAGGACCTCTGACAATAGCAAGTGGGTCTACACTGACAATAGAATCAGGGGGGAATGTAGCAATACTATGAGCAATCTTCTAGTACAAAATATAAAGCATACGAATAATACGTCTGCCCAAACCATTGATACATCTGGTAGAACTACTGCTGTATTAAACAATGATACCACCTATCGTTCTGATGGAGGAGCAGTAACACAGAACATGGTGCAGGGGTTGTGCAAAGCATGGTCATATTATACTACAGCATCTTCGTTTACAAATCATGACTCTCTTAATGTAAGTTCTTTAACAGATAGGGGTACAGGCGACTGTAGGTTAGTGTTTACTAATGCTTTTGCATCTGTCAATAGACCTCAACATGGAATGTCAGGGTCAAGACATTTTTCAGATGGAGATGCTTCAGCTTCTTATGCTAACTTTGTTAGTGCTGATAATAATCATAGCCAAGAAGATACCACTAGAAGTTCTGGGATGGTATCAGGAGACTTAGCATAATGGCAACTCTCAAAACAAACACACTCACAGGCACATCAACAGCAGGGTCTATTGCCGTCACAGGAGAGGGTAACTCTACAACTACAAACTTACAGCAGGGGTTGTGTAAGCATTGGGTAAATATTAATGGTACTGGAACGATTGCTACCAGAGATAGTTTTAACAACTCAAGTATAACAGACGTTAACACAGGAACGTATAAATTTACATTTACTAATAACATGAATAATGATGATTATTGTGCAGCTTCTATTGGAAAGATGAACAGAGGTACAGACAATAATGGTGGTTCTAACGGTGTTAATACTTCAGATGGAGAGTCTGATGTAAATACTACAGACTTTACTGTTGCTTATATCAATGTCGCTAGTCAAGGTGATGTAGACGTTGGCTACGCAGGTGGACACGTTAGAGGAGACTTGGCATGAGTACACTAAGAACAAATGCCCTAGAGGGAGTAGACGCAAAGAACAGCATCACTATTGTTGCAGGTGCAGGGAATATTACCACTACGAATGTAGAGCAAGGACTAACTAAAGCGTGGGCTGATTTTAGCACAAGCAGTGGTAACACTATAAACGGAAGTTTTAACATAGGTTCTATTACAGATATAGGAACAGGAGATGTTTATCTTAACTATACAAATAATATGAATGATGTTCATTATAGTGGTCAAGCAAATGCTGCTGCTGTTGCCTTGCATTTTAATGATGACCAAGCTACAAATAGACAAAGGTGCAGAGCATATAGTGATTTAAGCACAGCAGCAGATGGTAGCCACAGATATTTTTTATGTGCAGGAGACTTAGCATGACACCAGAATTTCAAGGAACACATTTATGGGATAGACTAGGGTGGGCAAAGCAAAACCTAGAGCCATACAGAAGTGAGTTCTGCATTGTATGGGAAGACCCTGACAACCTAGATGAACCTGCAAAGGTAACACACCCAGACCCTAACTGGATGGCGTGTGCATTGAATGGTGGGATACTACCACCTGTGTGGGTTTATTGGGAACTCAAGAAGGACGAAGCACAGCCTGACTTTGTAAAGCATACACGAGGACATCTATTGCACAACACTGAGCCTGTAAAGGCTATGACAGAAAGCGAAGCAATAGAGTACCTAATACAGAAAGATATACCTGAAAGGGTATGGAGAGAATATGAGAAGTCTAATAAACCTAGACTTGTTATATGTAGAAAAGAGCAACTGCCACAACATCGTACATGGCGTAATGCTTGGAAAATAGCTGCTTAAATAGGAGGAACTAACATGGCAACTAAGACTTTTGTAACCGACAAGGATGGTGCAAGCATAGATGCTTCAACAGCAACTATACCTTCCGACAGGCATTTTAGAAATGCTTGGAAACTAAATGGTAGTGTTATGGCTGAAGACATGACGGCTGCTAAAGTTATATTCAAGGATAAAATCAGGGAAGTGCGAAAGCCTTTACTTGAAGCTGAAGATGTAACATACATGAAGGCACTTGAAGCTGATGATGCTTCTGCTAAAACAGCATCTGTGGCAAAGAAGAAAGCATTACGAGATGCCCCTTCTGCTACAGCTATTGAGAACGCAGACACTGTGGCTAAACTAAAAGCAGCTTGGGATACAAGCACATTGGGTACAAGCCCTTACGCATGAGGTAAATAAACATGGCTTTAACTAAAGTACGTTCAGCAGGTTTTACGGCAGGTGCTATTTTGCAAGTAGTTCAAACAACTACTTCTACAGCAGTTAATGCTAGTGGTGCTGATGTTACAGCCACAGGATTGTCTGTAGCTATAACACCTCAGTCAACTTCTAATAAGATATTAGTTACAGGCACTGTAAATGGGGTATTTACTAACGCAGCAGATACAGGTGTAAATATTGATGTATTTAGGGGAGCAGCTAGTAGTGACACGAAAATTATTGATGCTCATGTCCATGCAGCTTTTGATACAAGTTCTACAGACAATCAAGTAAATGTTCCGTTTTCCCTATTAGACTCTCCTTCAACCACTTCAGCACAGACATATTCTGTGTTTTTTAACAGAAGCACAGGTTCAGGAAGTGTTAGAGTGCAATCAAATGGAAGTGTGAGTAACCTTACACTAATGGAGGTAGCAGGTTAATGCCATACATAGGAAAAGCACCACAGCAAGGCATCCGTAACAGGTTCATCTACCAAGCAACAGCAGGGCAGACAAGCTTTAGTGGCTCAGATGCTAACTCACTCACATTGAGCTACCCTGACAGTGAGTACGTAGATGTATATCAAAACGGTATACTGCTCAAACCTGCCACCGACTATACAGCCACATCAGGTACAACAGTCGTGTTGGTCACAGGAGCGTCAGTCAATGACGTTATAGAGATAATAGTGTATGACACCTTCAGCATAGCTAACAGCTACACCAAAGCAGAAGCAGACACACGGTATCCCTTCTTGGGTAACGACAGCATCATACGAACTAATGGTCAGACAATCAGTGCTGACGTAACAATCAGTAGCACAACCAATGCACTGTCAGCAGGACCTATTACAGTCGGGGCATCAGCAACGCTAACAGTTAATGGATTTTATACAATATTATGACATCAAAATTACAAGTAGATAATATAGAAGGAAGAACTACAAAA